ATATGAAATCGTAGACGACAACACTATCCCATCAGATAGAACTTTTAGAAATGCGTGGGAACATGATGTTTCAGCAGCACCAGAAAAAGTAAAGACTGATATGGTAAAAGCAAAAGTGCTTGGCCATGATATCCGTCGTAATGCTAGAACTGAATTGTTTAAACCATTAGACATTGCTTCAACAATTCCATCCGTATCAGCACAAGCAGAAATTGATAGACAAGCGATTCGTGATTCTGATGCTATTGTTCAAACTGATATTGATGCAGCAGCAGATGAAGCTACATTGAAATTAGTATTAACAGACGCTTCATACTTGTAAGCAATATTGGAGATTAAGCATGACAACGAAAGTAAGTCCAGCTATGGAAGGACAGGCTACTCAAAAAAACGCTATTATTAATGGTAATTTTGATATCTGGCAACGAGGAACTTCACAAACAACAGAAGGGTATGGTAGCGATGATAGATGGAAACTCAGAGTGGCTGGATCTGCGGTAACTCACTCAAGACAAACCTTCACGCCTGGACAATCGGACGTCCCAAACAATCCGACATACCACAGTAGAAATGTTATAACTTCCGTTCTGGATCCAAGTAATAATATATTTACACAACAAAAAATAGAAGGTGTTTCAACACTAGCTGGTGAAACTGTAACTTTATCGTTTTGGGCAAAGGCTGATGCAGCCAAAAATATTGCCACAGAATTTGTACAACAATTTGGTTCAGGTGGTAGTCCATCATCTAGTGTTACCGAATTAGGTGTTACAACTCACGCGTTAACAACAAGCTGGAAACAATTTACTGTAACATTAACGTTACCATCAATATCAGGAAAAACATTAGGTACTGACGATAATGATTTTGTGCAATTGAATTTTTGGTTTGATGCTGGTTCCAATTTTGATTCTAGAACAAATTCGTTGGGACAACAATCTGGTACTTTTGATATTGCTCAAGTTCAAATAGAAAACGGAAATACTGCAACAGACTTTGAAAATAGATCCGTTGGTGAAGAGTTAACCTTGTGCCAAAGATATTATCAACGGCTATCCGGAAGTTTTAATTTTGTTGGGACAGGTATGTGCCACAGTAGTGCTCAGTGGGATGTAATAATATCATTCGCTGTCATGAGAACAAACCCAACAGTAACAGTTTCAAACGTTTCAGATTTTCTACTGGTGAACGCGACTGGGGGTGGACTAGCAATGACTAGTATAACTGGTGCTGGTGCTAGCACTAGCACTTCAAGAATGTATGGTAATGTATCATCTGGACTAGTAGCGGGTAATGCCACACTATTGTATATTATCAATAGTGGGTGGATAGATTTTGATGCAGAACTTTAATGAATAACACAACAACAACAACAAGGACACAAAAATGAAATATAAATTACAAGGTGCTGATGAAACAAATGGCGTAACAGATACCGAAAACGGAATGTCAATTCCAAATGCTAGTGGTAATAGACATTGGGCTGAATATGAACAATGGAAATTAGGCAATGATGCAGAAGGTAACCCATTACCTGGCAATCCTGGCGCACAAACACCTGATGCACAATATACATTAGAAGAAACAAAAACTAATAAAAAAAATGAGTTACGAAGTGATTGTAGATCTGATATAGAAGGAGGCTTTACTTCTAATGCTACAGGAACTTTATACACGTATGAATCTACACAAAAAGATCAAATGAATATTTCTGGTGCTGCACAAGCAAACACAACATTGGATTTTACTGTTATTGATGGATCAGATAATCACATTCGTGTTAGTCACACCGGTGTTCAAATGAATCAAGTATTTGGTGATGCAGTAGCTATTATGCAGACCAAAAAATCAACATTGTATTCGTTATATACAGATGTTGACAATGCAATAGATGAAGCTGCAGTAAATGCGATCAATTGGTAATAATGCTAGGAGATTAACATGGGTTTAACAAAAGTAACACAAGATGTGTTGGATAAACACGGACGTAAAAACGCTATTATTAATGGTAATTTTGATATCTGGCAACGAGGTACTAGTCAGACAGGAATTGGATATGGTTCTGATGATAGGTGGATCAATGGTAATTTTGGATCTACAAAAACCCATTCACGATCAGCCTTTACTATTGGCCAAACTGAAGTTCCAAACAACCCCAAATATTTTAGTAGAACAGTGGTTACTTCCGTGGCTGGATCGGGTAACTACACTGCTGCATGGCAAAAGATAGAAGGGGTAGATACTTTTGCAGATGAATCCGTAACATTAAGTTTTTGGGCTAAAGCCGATGCACCAAAAAATATAGCTACCGAATTAGAACAAGATTTTGGTACGGGTGGTTCTCCGTCTAGTACTATAACAGGAATTGGTGTAACACAACATTCACTAACTACTACATGGCAACAATTTACTGTTACCGTTTCAATGCCATCAATATCAGGAAAAACGTTAGGTACTGACAATAATGATAGTATATTACTAGTTTTTTGGTTGGAAGCAGGTACGAATTTCAATGCTAGTACAAATTCATTAGGTCAGCAATCTGGAACATTTGATATTGCTCAAGTTCAAATAGAAAAAGGAACTACTGCTACAGAATTCGAACATAGAACAATTGGTGAAGAATTGATTTTGTGCCAAAGATACTTCACCAAATCATATAACGTTAACACAAATCCTGGTACTATTCAACTTGATGGTGCAATCCATGAACTTAATACTCGCAACCATGCTACTGCTACCCCAGGAGCATCATTTGTTGTAGAAATGAGAGCAACACCAACCATAATGTTGTATTCGCCAGATACCGGAGCTTCAGGTGTGGTATCAAACTCTGGTGATAAAAGTGCTGTGGCTTTAAATCCTAGCAAAAAACGAATTAGATTTATCAATAGTATATCTGGTGGAGCGATAGGCAATTCTTGTAGATATCAATATACAGCAGACGCAGAAATATAATAAACAAACAGGAGTTAAAAAATGGAAAATTTTGGATTAACAATAGCCGAAGGTTCAGAAATAACAAACTTAACGGTTCCATCAGGAACCGCATTCCCAGCAAATGATAATGTGGGAGAAATGTTCTATCGAACAGATTTAGACACCATGTATGTTAGAAATAACACAGGTTGGGAAATAAGCGGAAGTTCCAGCAAAAATAAAAACGCTATTATCAACGGTGATTTTGATATCTGGCAACGTGGAACATCTGGATTTGGGGCTCAGTCATATTTTGCTGATAGGTGGGTTCAGAACACTGTTGCTCCATATGATAACACTGCATCTAGACAGTCATTTACTTTAGGGCAAACTGATGTTCCAAATAATCCCAAATATTATTCAAGATTGTCACTCACTGTTAACCAAACATCAGGAAGTAATATAAGACAATTCATTGAAGGCGTAGAAAATTTTGCTAATGAAAATGTTACTGTAAGTTTCTATACAAAATGTTCAGAAGTTAATACTGGTACCCTTTATATTAGACAATTTTTTGGAACTGGTGGAAGTCCATCAGTAACAGTTGACAAATTTGTTGTGATTGATTACACAACTAGTTGGCAGAAAATAACATTTACAACGACATTAGATTCAATCGCAGGAAAAACGTTAGGTACCAATGGTGATGATAGACTAGAATTTATTTTAACCACTGAGCTAGCTTCTACAGCTCATGATATTGACATTGCTCAGGTTCAAGTCGAAAAAGGAACAGTTGCTACTGAATTTGAAAATAGATCAATTGGTGAAGAATTAGCATTGTGTCAAAGATATTATAGTTTTGGTAATACAATCTTTTTTTGTTATGGTGGTGTAGGCAATGGTGGATATTCTGCTGTGGTATATTTTCCAATGGAAATGCGAACACCTCCATCATTTATATCAACTAATGTAGGAAGTTCAGGTACTTTTGTTAGTAATACAGTAAATGATAAACATAATGCCATAATGACATTATCAGCTAATGTTAGCGGACAACAGACTATTAATAGGAGTTGGACTGCTGATGCAGAATTATAATATTAAGGAAAATAACAAATGGAAAATTTTGGATTACAAATAGCCGAAGGCTCAGAAATAACAAACTTAACGGTTCCATCAGGAACCGCATTCCCAGCAAATGATAATGTGGGAGAAATGTTCTATCGAACCGACGAAGATGTTTTATATGTTAGAAATAATACTGAGTGGGAAGCGGTAGCAATGGGTGTTACAGTATCACCATCATCAACAGTAAATCTTACCACTGGTTATACAACAGACGTTGAAGTATTATCATCTGATACAATAGCACCAGATATGACTTTGGAGTCAATTAAAACTAGAGCAGTTGCTGGTAACATAACACTCAACTTCCCTACTGGTGGTAATGGTGTTGTTCATATCATCGCAACTATTGATGGAACCGATAGAACTATTACATTAGGTGCTAATGTCAAATTTGTAACTGGCACTACCACAACATTATCAGCAAGTTCCGTTTATTTGATAACCATAATTAGAGATACTGCTACACACGCTATAGTATCAATATCTGCTATTGACGCTTAAATAATCAACAAAATAAGGAAAACAAATGTCTTTAATACTAGTCCCCAAAGATATGACAACTGGAATGGTTGGAACGGATGAAACATCAAATTTAACAGTGGGTTATACTACCAACGTTGAAGTTTTAACATCTGATGTAATAACTCCAGATATGTCTCTGGAATCAATAAAATCTAGAGCAGTTGCTGGCAACATAACAATTAACTTTCCAACTGGTGGTAATGGTGTTTGTCATATTGTAGCAACAATAGATAGTACCACAAGAACGGTTACCCTAGGTGCTAATGTGCATTTTGTTGGAACAATTTCTAATTTAACAGGCAATTCAACACAGTTAATAACGATAATACGTGATTCTGCGACTCACGCTATTGTTCAAATACAGGAAGTAAGTCAATGAGCTTGATAAAAAATATAATGGTAACAAATGATGGGGGGTACCAGATATCTAATTCTGCTGTGTTTACAACCGAACAACAAACCTTTTTAAATCGTGAGCCTAGTTCTAGTGGGAACAGACAAACATTCACATACAGTGGATGGCATAAATATAGTGTAGGACAAACAGCATTGAATGCAGGTACATTAGTCTTTACCGTTAGTGGATTTTGGACGTACATAATATTTAACGGATCCATAGGATTCAAACACTATGATGGTACAAGTAACACAACTGATATTACATCACTTGCAGTATTCAGAGATCCTGCTGAATTTTATCATGTTGTTGTAGCAGTAGATACCACTCAAGCTGTTGCCAGTGATAGAGTGAAATTGTATGTAAACGGAAATGCAATAACAGAATTCGCAACAGAAACATACCCAGCACAGAATTTTCAAACTGCTTATAACCACACATACGATCACAGCATCGGAAGAACAGTTCCTGATGGTAACAGTAATTGGAATTATTCTACAGGATATTCAGCAGATATTCATTTTATTGATGGGTTGCAATTAACCCCAGATGATTTTGCAGAGACCAACATTGCTACAAATCAATGGAATCCAAAAGCCTACGATGGTGTGTATGGAACAAATGGTTTCTTTTTGAATTTTTCCAATGGTGCTGCCATGGGTGAAGATTCATCAGGCAACGGACACGATTTCACAACAGCTTGGATGCCTCAAGGTGAAGACACTCCAACACAAAATGCTAGTGTTTGGAATTTTGAATATCCTGGCCTAGATACTTTTATATCCAATGCTGGTCAATCGTTAACAGGAACTGGTGTAAGTGGATACTCAACTATGGTAATACCAGAAGGTAAATGGTATTGGGAAATTGATATAGTCGCACAAGGTTCCAATAAAGTTGAATATGGTATAGCCTCAGCACAAAACACACCAATGCTACGAGTTGGAGAATCTGGGGGGTATGGCTACCAAAGGGAGGGTTGGATATTGGCTGATGGCTTTCGTGATGGAACACAAGGTACACCTAGTATATTCCCAGGAAACACAATTGCATTTGCATTTAATTCAATTAATAACATACTAAAAGCTTACCGAAATGGGACATTCGTATTTCAGATTAATTATGTAACCCCTGGTGATTATGTTGCTGCAATTACACATAATGTCAACTACCCTAGTAACGATGAATTTGTAATGAAATTTACAGAATCTGAATGGTCACATACACCCCCATCAGGCTACATTGCATTAACATCTAACAATTATCCGATTCCAGATATAGTAAAACCCACGGATTATTTTCAATCCTTGTTATATACTGGTAATGGAACCGGACAAAGTATTTCAAATTCAGGTGATCCAGGTGGACAACCCGACCTAATTTGGATTAAAAACAGAGATGAGACTAGCAGTCACACACTATTCGATTCAACTCGTGGTGTTGGTAAATATAAAGAATCTGATCAGGATGATCCAGAAACTGTAGATGCCAATTCATTGACGCAATTTGATTCATCTGGTTTTACTATTGGATCTTCATCTGCTGTTAATACAAACACAGACAATTATATTTCATGGCTCTGGACAAAAGGAGCA